ACCCGCGCCGAGATGCAGCGATGGACCACGACCCTCCGAATGTACGAGGGGCTCGAAAAGCTCCGCGAGAACATCGCCAAGTTGGAGGCATGACCATGACTACCGCCGACATGATCCGCCTGCTGATGGTAGCCCACGATGACCTGCGCGCCGAGATCGAGCGTCACCCGGACATCTCCTACGCCACGCACGGTACGGCCGTGCTGATCCAGGGGGCGCTCCTCGTCGCCTCCAAGATGCAGCCGGGCCTGTGCCAGCGGGCGCACCTCGCCACCATCGCGCAGATCGGAGCGGACACGCTCGGGGCGGCGTTCGTCCACCGGCCGCACCTCGTCGAGTCGGCGAAGCTGCTGCATGACATCGCGTCGTCGCTCCAGATGATCTCCGACGCGGCCCGGCCGGGCGTGGAGGCCGCATGAACGCGACGGAAACCTCGAAACTGCTGCGCCGGCTGGGCGCGTGCGTCAATGCGCGGGAGTGGGCACGGGGCCACACCCTCGCGTGGGCATGGGAAAACTGCGAGCGCCCCGACTGGCTGGAGTGGCTCGCCGACGAGCTAGGCGTCAGGATGACCGCCGGGGCTCGGGCCGAGTACGGCCGCGTGACGGCACCGGCGCGGGCCGAGTACGCCCGCGTGAGGGCAGCGGCGTGGGCCGAGTACGCCCGCGTGACGGCAGCAGTGTGGAACGAGTACGACCGCGCGAGGGCAGCGGCGTGGGCCGAGTACGTCCGCGTGACGGCACCGGCGGGGGCCGAGTACGCCCGCGTGGAGGCACCGGCGTATCGCACGGCCATCCCATTCTCCGCCATCCTCGCCGCTGCTAAGGAGCGCACATGAGTCGCCATCGCACCATCGAGACCGGCTGGACCCACCCAGAGACAGAGGAGGACTACCGCGTCACCCTCGAATACTCCCCCGGTTCACCGGGTCACCGCGAGGAGGCGCCTACCGGCCCCGAAATCTGGGTCCGCTCCGTCCACGAGGACCGTCCGGGCGGCGCCGCGCGCCCCGACCTCATCCCGCAGGTTGAAGCCGAGCTCGATGGCGCGTGGTGGGACGACGCGGCCGACGCCATCGCCGACGCGGAGCGCGACGCCTACGACGACGCGCAAGAGGACCGCTACGACTCCGCGCGAGACGCGATCTGGGACACCGTGCATTCATTCGTGGGGCGCCGATGACACGCGAAGAAATACTGGCATTCGCAGAGGCTGACGCGCTGGAGGCCCCACGTGCGGTCGAGTGGGAGATCGACGGGCGGGACACCCTGGAGTGGGCTATGGGCGCGCTCGCCGAGGACGCGGAGGAGATCAGCCGCATCCGCTCCGCGCAGGCCGAGGCTGTCGCCCGCGTCGAGGCCCGCGCGGCCGAATTGGTCCGCAAGGTTGAGCGTCGGGGAGCTTACTTCCGCGGCAAAGTGGAGGAGTACGCCCGCTCCCATCGAGCGGACCTCCTGACCGGCAAGAGTAAGACGGTCGGTCTGATCCATGGCGAGATCGCCTACCGCGCCACGGCCGATCGGCTGGAGGTGGAAGACGCCGCCGCCGCGCTGGAGTGGGCCCGCACGCAGCCGGTCGATGCCGACATGGTGCGCGTCAAGCAGGAGATCAACAAGCGCGCCCTCGGCGAGCACTTCAAGCGCACCGGAGAGATACCGCCGGGCTGCGCCGTCGTCCCCGCCTCCGAGTCCATCCACATCAACCCCGAACAGCCCGAGGCGCTCGTGATCTCGCCCTCGCGGAAGGAAATCACACCATGACCATCGGGAACATCGCCGCCGCACTCGCCAAGGCGCAGGCCAACTTCGCCCCCATCCGCAAGGACCGGAGCGCGGACACGGGCAAGTACAAGTACGATTACGCCGACCTCGCGTCGATCCTGGACGCGGTGCGCCCGGCCCTGTCAGCCAACGAGATCGCCATCCTCCAACCCGTCGAGGCGGAGGCCGTCGAGGGCGGCGGGGTTGCGGTCAAGGCCCGGACCCTCCTCGTCCACTCCTCTGGCGAGTCACTGGAGTCCCCGCCCCTGACAGTCGTGAGCGTGGATTCCCGACCGCAGTCGGTCGGCGGGGCTGCCACCTACGCCCGGCGCTACAGCCTAACGGCGATGCTCTCCATCGCCGCGGACGAGGACGAGGACGGCAGCGCGGCGAGCGGGATCGGCGCGCAGACGACCGCCAAGCCTGCCGGCAAACCCCCCGCCAAGCCCGCCCCATCGAGCCCTAACGGCGCCCTCTTCGCCGAGGCCGCTTGGACGCTGGCGAAGCGGATCTACGGGTCCGCCGACAAGGCGCGCGACCCGTGGAAGGCGGCCTGCACCTCCATCATCGGGGACCGCGACCCAAAGACGATGACCCAGCAGGAGTCCCTCGACATCGAGGCGATCCTCACCGAGGGCGCCAACGCGCCGGCCGACATCCCGTTCTAAACCCACACCCAAGGACACCCGACATGACCCGCATGGACGCAATCGCTATCATCGAGAAGACGAACGAACGCACGGGCGAGAAGAAGACCCACTTTCTCAAGGTGGGCGCGGCGTTCCCCACGAAGGACGGCACGGGATGGATGATCTACCTCGACGCCTTTCCGGTCGCTGGGAAGCTGATGCTCAAGCCGCCCCGCGAGGACGGCAACCGAGGCGGGAGCGACATGCCGTGATCCGGCTCGACACGGTTGAGCAACGGGTGTGGGCCGCCGGAGAGTACGCCCTCCGTCGGGCCCGCGAGGAACTCGAAACCGGAAATGACGCCGGGTTCATGCTCATGGACTTGGAGGCGGCAGCCGAAAACCTCGCCATGGCTGCGAGGGAGATCCGGAAGCGACTGACGGGGAGCGGACGATGAACGCGACGGAAACCTCGAAACTGCTGCGCCGCCTGGGCGCGTGCGAGGAGGCCCGCAAGTGGGCACGGGGCCACACCCTCGCGTGGGCATGGGAAAACTGCGAGCGCCCCGACTGGCTGGAGTGGCTCGCGGCCGCGCTGGGCGTCAGGATGACCGCCGGGGCTCGGGCCGAGTACGGCCGCGTGACGGCACCGGCGCGGGACGAGTACGACCGCGCGAGGGCAGCGGCGTGGGCCGAGTACGTCCGCGTGACGGCACCGGCGCGGGACGAGTATGTCCGTGTGAGGACAGCGGCGCGGGACGAGTACGTCCGCGCGACGGCACCGGCGTGGGCAGAGTACGTCCGCGCGACGGACGCGGCGCGGGACGAGTACGACCGCGCGAGGGCAGCGGCGTGGGCCGAGAACGACCGCGCGACGGCAGCGGCGTGGGCTGAGTACGCCCGCGTGGAGGCACCGGCGTATCGCACGGCCATCCCATTCTCCGCCATCCTCGCCGCTGCTAAGGAGCGCGCATGAGCATCGACCCTAAGAAGCTGGCGGCGCAGCGTTGGAAGGCGGAGCGACCGAAGGACACCCTGTGCGACTGCGGCACCCGCACCCGGGACGCCTCGGGAAAGTGCCGCGCCTGCCGGATCGACCTGCCCAAGGTGAAAACCATGAGCACCGAGAATCTGATCCGGATGGCGACCATCGTCGGGCAGGAGATCAAGGAGCGTCAGGCGGCGATGGCGAAGGCGATCAACGCCCTGCGGGTGGAGGCGAAATGATCCCGGCTATGCGGAACCTCCCCTCCGACCTGTGCGCCGAGTGCTGGGCCAAGATCAAGGAGGCGGCGAATGCGGACAAGGAGCGGAGGAGGACGAAGGCGAAGCCGCGACACGAGGCCCGCTACCGCCGGTCCCTGGCGGACTACGCCCGGAGCCTGGACCTCCGCGCCGAAGCGATGAAGCGGGACGGGGCGCGGTGTCAGCTCTGCGACGATCCCTATGTCCGGGAGGGCCTCGACCTGCACCACCTCGACCTCGGGGCGGGGAAGTCACGGCGCGAACGGATCTCCAACGTGATGATGGCGCACCGGACGTGCCACGACGCGTACCACGCGAATGCCCGGGCGTTCGTCCCCAGGGTCAAGGTGTGGTGCGCGGCGCACGGATACCCACTGCCGAACCGTAAGGAGTACCGATGATGGACGCAACGCAGACGGTAGTGCGAGAAGTGGACGGCGATATTGCCGATGTTCGCTGTGCGCCTCCATCAACAAGAGCGATGCATTTCTGCCCGGGGTGCGGGGTGTGCTTCCCGGTCGGTGGACTGCACCGCTGCCCCGGGTACGAGTTCGCCCCCGCCACGTCACCGGAGATTCGCAGGGACGCAGCGCAGGATGCGGAGATCGCCCGCCTGACGGCGGAGGTGGAGCGGCTCACGCGGGACAACGACGGAATGGTAAAGGCGCACGCGGTCATGCTCTCCGGGTCGCTGACGCTGACTCGCGAGCGCGACGCCGACCGCGCCCTCTGCGACCGGCTCGCGGAGGCGCTGCGGGACTGTCGGCGCGAGCTGAACTGCCACACGCGCAACGACATGGGCTACACGCAGAGCGCGGAACTGGACGCGGTCGAGGCCGCCGACGCGGCTCTCGCGGCCTACGACAGGAGCAAGGAGGGGACCAATGGGTAATCGCCTGACGGCAGAGCAGATCGCAGCGCTGGTGCGGGACGTGGACGACGCGGCCGATCTTGGGTGGGCGTACCTCACGGTGACCGTTCCAAGGTTGCGGGCCCTCCTCGGCGAGAGGGAGGCGCTGGCGGAGGAGAACCTGCGCTTGACGACGAACATGCAAATACTGAACGAGGCGCTCGACCGCGCCCTCGCCCCTCCCTCCGAGCCCCGGCCCGACGCGCGGGACGAGGTAATCGAGGCGGCGAGGGTAGCGTGGCGGACCCGTGACACCATCGGACACAACGTCCGTGAGTGCCCGTGCGAAAACTGCGACGCGTTGCGAACGGTGGGCGCCGCGCTGGCCCGGCTGGACGGAGGGACGGCGAGCAACTCGCTACGCCCCGATGCGGTCACGTACGGCGCCCCGGAGACGGACGCGACGTGCGCCACATGCGGGGGCGACGGGGAGTGCCATATCTGCTTAGCGTGTAACCAACCGTGCGCCACCTGCGGCGGCACGGGCCGAGCGCCCGCCGCACGCCTCGACCGCGTGACCGGGAGGGACGGACGATGAGCGCGAATGCGTGCAGTCACGTTGGGGCCGCGATCGGCCTACAGGGTGAACGGGGCGGCCTGTATTGCCGCTCTTGCGGAGAAGGGCTGGCCCTCCGCTCCGAGGTGGAGGCGCGGAGAGCGGAGAAGGCCGAACGGGAACGGGACGAGTCGCGGCTCTCTCTGGATCTTCGGGAGGTTCAATGTGCCGCGCTACTGTCCGAGTGCGCTCGACTTCGCGCGGAGCGGACGGAGGTGGCGCAGGGGATCTCGGTCCTCGCTACCGCCCGGATCGACGAGCAAGACGAGGAGATCGCGAAGCTGACCGCCGAGGTCGAGCGGCTCAAGGCGGAGGGGGAGCGGGGGTTCTGGGTCGAGCACCCGACGCGCCGACTGGTCGCGTGGTTCTACTACGGCGACCGCGAGGCCGCCGTTGCGCAGGCGAGTGTGTTGGAGGGGCACTCGCATGGGTGGCGCGTGGTCCCGGTGCGCGTCGTCAGGGAGGAGCCGTGAGCCACGCGAACGAACTGCGGAAGGCGATGGAGATCGCGCGCATCGTCACGACGGACGACCGGTCCCCCATCGTGGCTCGGAGCATCGGGATCGTTCTGGCCGAGGTGGAGCGCCAGCGGAACAAAATCGCGGACCTGCGCGGAGAGGTGGAGCGGATGCGGCGCGAGCGTGACCGCGCCCGGCCGCCGCGCGTCGTCAGGGAGGGCGAGGAGGGAACGCCATGATCGACGCCCCCGAGATCCGGGCCGCCTGCGACATGGCCCGCCGAATCGCAGAAATGGAAACCCAGGCGGACGCGCTGCAGCGCGAAGTGGTCCGCCTTCTCGACGAGAACGACGAGCTTCGGCGCCACGTGCGGAACCTGAGCGACGCCCTCGACGCCGCAGCCGGGGACTAGGGCAACCCCCGCGCAGGGTAGATCACCCGGTCGCCCGCCATCCTCCGCACCTCCCGTTCCGCGAGGCGCTCGGCCTCCGCGCGGGGGCAGCCGCGTCCGTCGTACTCGATCCGGGCCGCGATCTCCTCCCACCATTCCCGCCAGTCCAGGGGCCAGTCGAGGGGGGAGGGACTGAGGGTCACTTGGCGACCCATCCGGTGTTGCCGGTCCCGGACTCCTTGACGTAGAGCGTCGTCCCGGCGCCGCCGTCCGTGCGGAGGTACAGGGACCCGACCGGCGCGCTGATGGCGGCCTCCGGGCTTCCCGCCCCCGTGCGGACGACCGGGCCGCCGCTTCCGAACCGGACCGGAGTCGCCGCCGGGAGCTCGAACTCCAGCGCGCCGGACGTTCCCGAGTGAATCACCTTCAGGGTCGCCGTCGGGTTCGTGCCGGAACCCGGCACGACCTGGAAGGACCAGGTGTCGTTCGCGCTCGCGGAACCGTTCCAGTACTTCGCGAGGAGCTGCAGCTGCGGGCTGAGCTTGTTGGCGCCCGCGTCTGCGTTGACGGCGCCGTTGAGGATCCTGACGATGGCGGTCCCCGTGCTCCCCGCCTCGTGGTTCAGGTTCAGCGTGGTCGCACCGTTCGCCCCAGTGCTCAGCGCCTGGGAGATCTTCCAGTCGTCATTGGCTCCCGCCGAGCCGGTCCAGTAGGACCCGCGAAGGCGGAATCCCTGGGATGCGTAGGTGGCCACGTCCGTGGCAGTCCCGAAGGCCCTGGCGAGCACCGGGCCAACCGTGGTCCACGCCTGCACCTCGCGGAACTCCTGCACACCGTAGGGGAAGACCGACTTCGACCCCGCGTTCGGCGTCGAGTCGATGATGAGGTTGTTCCCGTTGTCGTCGACCGCTGCGTACTCGACAGCGGCGGGCCTCGCGTTCACGAGCAGCATGTTCCCAGACGAGTCGGCGTCGAAGTACGCGACCGCCACGTTGTTGGCGTGCTGCGCATCCTCGACGTCGTTTCCCGCGATGAAGCAGTTGGTCGTCTTCCCGAGCTTCACGCCGTAGGCGTATCCGCCGGCCATGTTGAACCGGTTGTTGACGATCTGAGAGAACCCGGTAGAGCCGGTGACGCCCGGCGCGAACTCGATGGGCGCCCCGTTCGCGAGGTTCGTACCGGTCGTGTGCGAGAAGAAGTTGCCGTGCACGTACAGTGACGCGACCCACTGCTGCGCGAGGATGCCCCGGCGGACGCGACCGAAGAAGTTGTTGGCCACCTCCGACGTGAACCCGTGGAACGCCATGTTCGGGTCATTCACGGTCGCCGGGTTGGTGTCCTGGCCGCCGATGATGAGGACGTCCTGATCAGCCAGCACGCCCGACTTCGACCCGAAGAACCCGTTGTCCCGGATCGTGACGTTCGTGTTCGTGGTGAGGATGAACGGCAGCGTGCCGCCGGAGGGGTCCCAGAAGGTCAGTCCCTCCACGGTGAAGTGCCCCGCGCCGTAGGTCTCGATTTTGGCGACTGCCGGCGCAGCGCCGTTGTACGTCATCACGAGCATGGAGCCGACGAAGGGCGCCGTCGTCAGCGAGGGCTGGAAGCCGTCGCGCAGCCCACCCTCGCCGCGCCACTTGATGGGCGGTTGCCGCTGGTAGGGCCCCTCCCCTCCCGCGATGGTGACGCCGCTGGTGGGGAGCTTGATCTGCCCCGAGACGAGGTACTTGCCGCTTGGGAAGTAGAGCGTGCCCCCTCCGCGAGCGAGCAGCCGGGCGTGCGCCGCGTTGATCGCGGCGGTGTTGTCGGTGCCCGAGACGCCGTTCCAGTCGGCGACCGCCCCGAAGTCGAGGACGTTCACCGAGTCGGCGAAGCGGTCCTTCATCTTCCGCGCCGTCGTGGCGCCACTCGCCGTCGCCTCCAACTCGTTCCCGGTGACCTCCCCGATCGCCGCCTGCGCGATCTTCAGGTCCGCATCGGCCTCGGTGATCTTGTCCCGGTCCAACTGCTGCGCCTGCATCGCGAGCTGGTCCAGGCGCCGCTCGACCGTCTTCGCCGGGAACGGCGAGTAGGCGGAGAGGCTCGTCTCCTGCGTCAGCGGCAGCGTGCGCTGGAGCCTCACCGCCACCTGGTCCGCCGGGGCGGCGAGGAACGTGACCGTCCCGCCGGGCGTCGCGTCCTGGTCAGCGTTCAGGGTCACCGTGTAGCCGCTCACCTGCTCCACGTCCGCGAGGAAGACCTCGACGTGATCCTCGTCGTAGCACTTGAACGTGCAGGCGAAGGCGACCGTCGCGCCGTCCCCCGTGTAGTCGTGCCGCGTCGTCGTGCTGGAGATCGTCATGGTCTACCTCTCCCCCAGGGGGCACTGCGCCTGTGGTGACGCCCGGCAGAGCGCGTCGATCTTGCGGAGCAGCATCCGGCGCGCCTCCCGCTCCTCCTGGACGTAGCTCATCATCAGCTCGCGCGTCGGCACCATCGCCGCGAGGTGGTCGTCGATCTTCTTCTCGACCGGGCGGACCACCTCTTGCGCGGCGGCCCGCGCGACCGTGTGCCCGGCCGCAGCCACCGCGCCGGCGCCGGCGAGGATGCTCCCGATGAGAGCCAAGAGCCCCCACGCAGGACGCGCCCGACGCGAGAGCGCGCCGTCGTCGTTCTCATCGTCGTGCCGCCGGACCATGCGTCACCGCCTCCAGATCTTCGCGCCGAGGTAGAGCCCCCCGGCGAGGCCGACCGTCACCGAGATCCCGCCGATGACCAGGACCGGCCGCCAGCCGCCCGGGGGCGGCCCCGCCTCGAGCTGGCGCAGGCAGGCGTCGCGCTGGGCCTCCACCCACGTGAGCCGCGCCTCGTCGTACCTGGCCCACGGGGGCGTCGCGAGGAGCCCGGCCGCGGGAGCCGGCTCTCCCTGCCGCAGGATCGGGCGCTGGCCCGGAGGAGGCGACGGCGGCCCTTCCGCCGCCCGCGCTGGACCCACCACCAGGGCCGCCGCCACCGCCAGGGAGAGGAGGGAGCGCGTCACGGAGCCTCCGCAGGCCAGGCCGGGAGCGGGACCGTCTGGCCCGCGAGCGCGTGCGTGCAATCGGCCAGGAAGCGGATCTTCCCATCCTCCAAGAACGAGTGGCAGCGCCCGCACGTGAACGGCGCGGGCTCACTCGGGTGCGCCGCGTTGTAGGTGCACCAGCAGGATCCGCCGTCATGATCCGGGAGGTGATGCCCGGAACGAACGAGCAGCGACGGGGTGAACGTCGGCGCGTCGGCGCTGCCGTTCCACCTCCACCCGGCAGGGCTCACGTCGATGACGTGAGAGGACGCGCAGCCGGGGCACCAGATGGCGACCCGGTCCTCGCTGGTGCGCCGGAGGATCGGAGAGAGCTGCTCGCCCATCACGTCACCGGCTTGTCGAGGCGCTCGCGGAGCTGCTCCAGGGTCGCGTCGGCCGGGAGCGGCTGCGCCGTCGTCGCCGCCTCGGCGTCGACCGCCTTGCTCACGTCGCCCCAGATCAGGCGCCGCACGCCGACCCAGCCGCCGATGGAAGTCAGGCCGAAGAGGACCCCGTCGATGACCAGCTTCGGCGTGATGCTCGCGCCGCCGGCGAGCGCCGGGACCAGGGTGCCGGTGAAGCCCAGGACCAGCGCCAGCGTGGCGCCGCCGCGCGCCGTGCCGAGCCAGGGCCAGACCTTGGCGCCGTACTTCTTCGCCGCCCAGGTGACGCCGATCGCCACGAGTACCGCCAGGCCGCGCCAGTCGCCCCCCTGGATCGCCGCCACGATCGCGAGCAGGAACGAGCTCGGGTCTGCGCCCGGGTCCGGGGTCTGCCCGAAGACGACGACGGGGGTGAGCAGGACGAAGGCGACGATGAGGGCGATGACGCCGGCGTAGCGCCAGGCGGAGCGCAGGTGGGTCGGGGGCGGTTCGGCGAGCATGCGGCTCATGGGGTGGTCCTTTCGGTGCCGGCTCCCCGCCGGCGGGGAAGTCAGCGGCGCGCGGGCGCCTTCGGATCCAGCTCCACGTGAAAGTGAGGCCCCCAGCCCACCGGGGCCGGATCGCGGATCGGCTTGCGCTCGTCCACCACGTCGCAGTGGGGGCCGAGCGCCCGGCGGAGGTCGTCGAGCACCAGGTCGTCGAGGTCGTCCCCATCGACCAGCGGCCGGACGACCCGCTCGCACGCGCTCGGCAGCCGGACGTCCAGCGCCAGCCCCTCGTCGTGGAGGCTGTTCGGGTTCGGGCCGCGGACGACGGAGGTGATCGCGGCGTCGAGGCCATGCCGCGCGTAGACCGAGTCGATGACGACCGCGACGAGCACCGTCTCCGGCCGCACGCCGCGGAGCTGCATGACGGGGGCGAGCTTCATCGGTCAGGTCTCCGCGTAGGCTTGCTCCGCGTACTCGGCCATCTTGGCGCGCAGTTGGTCGTGCAGCCCCGGGTTCAGGCTGCGGTTGAAGTACTCCGGCCGGCCCCGGATCTCGGCCATGCGCTGGGAGGCCTCCGCCGGCGTCAAGCGCCCCGGGACCCCCTGCCCCTGCCCGCCCACCTCGGCCCGCTCGCCGAAGCCCTTAGCGATGGCGGCGAACGCTCCGAAGAGCTTCGCGTCCACCGCTCCGGCGCGGATGTCCTGGACAAGCGCCGCCGGGAAGCCGAGCTTCTCGGCCGCCGCCGCTGCCGCGGTCGTGCGCTCCTCGTAGGCCGCGCCGAGCTCGCGCTTCAGGACGGCCTGCGCCTCCCGGCGCGACTGGGACACCTTCCCGATCTCGGCCGCGGCCCGCTTCGCCCTGGCGGCGAACTGACCCTTCGTCAGACCTTCCTCGACCGCCTGGATGCGCAGCGCGTCGACCACCTCGGGGGGCAGTTCGAGGTCCTTCGGCGCCTCGTAGCCCTTGGCGTCCGCCGGCCGGCCCAGCTTGGACCAGATCGAGCCCTCCACTTCGCCCCGGGCCTTCTCGTCCTCCGGGACCATGACGAGCTCGGGAGCCGCCTTCTGGAGCCGCTCGACGAAGGCCTTCCGGTCCTCCGGCTTCGCCTCCGGGCCGGGCACCCGGATCGACGACCCGAGCGCGCTCTTCGAGTCCTTGGCGACCTTCGCCAGGGTGGCGACGTCCGGGATGTCCTTGAACATCGGCTCGGCGCGGAGATCCTCGGGCAGCTGCGTCTTCCAATCGGTCGCTTCGCTCATCGGTCGGGCTCCTCGTGGTCGCGGACCCATCGGAGGTAGGTGACTGCCTCGCGGGATCCGACGTTGATCAGGGTCCGGTCGGTCGTCTGGCCGACCAGCTCGCGGTCGTACTTCGCCTCCAGCATCTGCAGCATCAGCTTCCCGTCCTCGGTCTTCAGGACGCGCCGCGTGGCGTCACGGCGCTCGCGCCCTACGCGCTTGCGCCTCTCCTCGGCTTCCTGCTTCCTGGCGTCGTCGGTCATGGCGGTCTCAGAAGGGGAGCGTCGGGGAGACGACGGGGTTCGGCTGGGCTGGCATCGGTGTGGTCACGCCGCCGGCTGCACCCGCCGCCGCGGCGGCCTGCTCGATGGCCTCGCCCTCGGCCCGAGCCGCCTCGGCCTGCGCCATCCGCTCGGCGAACTGCGCCTCTGCCGCCGCGGCGCTCCGGGCCTCGGACTCCGACGACAGCACCGAGTCCGGCACGCCGAGCCGCTCGAAGGCCTCCCGCATAGCCTGGACGGGCTTGAAAGCGTGCTTCACCTTCGCCTCGAACGCGGGGCTCATCTTCATCAGGCCGGCCGCGAAGGCGGCGCCGCGCTCGATGGCGGCCACCTCGTCCATGCGGCGAGCTCGCGCCGTGGGGCCGAGGTAGACGAAGTTGAACTCCTCGCCCTTCTGGAGGACGGACGGCGGCGCCTTCGGGAAGCGGCCGGCGCGGAACATGGAGCGGTAGCCCGACAGGAGCATCTGGTCGAGCACCTCGCTCTGGATCCGCCCCGTGTTGGGGCCGAGGAGCCGCAGGGCGCGGTCGAGCCGGCCCGTGAACTCCGTCGCCGTCATCTGCGGCGAGTCCTTCAGGTCGAGCTGATCGCTCTTCAGGATGCGCCCGATGGCGAGACGCTGGTCCATGAGGAGCTGCGTCGCGACATCGAACTGGCCGGCGGACTGGAGCACCTTCAGGTCCTCGATCGACCGGACCTGGATGATCCCCTTCGGCTTGAACTCCACGTCCCCGACGATCCCGTCCTCCGTCGTCAGGATGGGCGGCTGCACGGCGAGCGCGCCCTCGGTGAGCGTGAGCTCGAGCCAGGCGTTGACGAACTTCGCCGGCGAGAGGACCAGGTGCCCGAGCCCCACCGACCACCGGGACCCAGGGTTGCGGTCCCAGCTCGCCAGGAAGACGGGCTGCTCGTAGGACCCGCCCTCCTCGCCGATCCGCTCGCAGGTCTGCTTGAGGAAGTAGACCGTGCCGTAGGGTCGCAGGCTCGGGATCGCGTTCAGGTCCGGAACCGGCTTGCGGAGGATGTCCGGGCGCTCGAAGACGCAGAAGAGCACCTCGAGGGGGTCGAGGCCGCTGCCGCTCTCGATGCGGTCCCTGATGTGCTTGGGGGCATCGGCGATCGTCCCGCCGTGTTTCTCGATGTGGTCGACGATCTGGACCGGGGTCCACGAGAGCTCGCGCCACCAGGTCTTGATGCCGCGCCGGCTGGTCGCCTCGTACTCGCACTCGTCGGCGGAGATCGCCGTGAAGTCGAACCCGCCCCACCGGCCGGCGTAGCCCTCGAGGACCTCCTGCGTGATGAAGACGTCGCCCTGGCCGAGGACCTCGGGGTAGGCGCTGGCCATCTCCGCCTGGAAGTCGCTCTCCTCGTAGGCCTGCCAGAGTTGGCGCGCGTTGTCGGCGATCCACTCGCGGGCTTCCTTCTGGCGCGAGAGCTCCTTGTCCTGAAACGCCCCGCCGAACCACTGCACGCCGTGCGGCGTCATCGAACCGTGGAGCCAGGCCGCGAGCTTCGCCAAGTCGTTCGGAGCCGTCGAGTCCCACCGGTCCGGGTTGCGCCACGTCGCGGAGCTCTCGCTCTTCGCCCCGTCAGTCACCAGGCGGATCCGGGGCATCACGTACTTCTCGATCTCCGCCCGCACCGCGCGCGCGTTGGAGCTCTGGCTGCGCAGTTCGTCGAACCGGCGCTTCAGCTTCGGTAGGTCGACGGTCGGGGACTGGGCCACTTGGGGCATGCGCGGAGTCTCGCGCCAGGCTGGGACAGGCCGCGGTCAGCGCCCGGGGGCATCCATGACGATCGGTGTGCGCATCGCGGCGAGCACGACGGCGTCGCCGCGGTCTGGTGAGCGTCCGAGGCGCTTCTTGATCTCGGCCTTCTCCTCGACCTGGATGCCTCGCGCGCCGACCCGGTACCGGGGCGCCGTCAGGTCGGCGAAGAGCCGCTGGTCGGGCGGAAGCGCGACCTTCGCGGCGCGCTCGGGGGCGAGCGCCTCGCGCATGCGCCACCAGGACTCAGCCCTCCGGTTCACGAAGCCGAGCTTTCCAGAGAGGTCCTTGCCCTCGGTCGCGGCCGAACCGTTGACGCCGATCGCGCGCTGCCCGATGAACGCCTCGAGATGGTCGAAGGCGCTCGCCCCGACGCCGATCACGTCCACGTGCACCGGCGCCACGTCGCCGGCGACGTCGAGCGTCCGCTTCGCGATGGCGCCGCCGGTGAGCTCTCCGCCTCCCGCGGCCTTCACCAGGACGAGCTCGTCGAACCGCCAACCTCGGCGCGCGGCGATCGGAGCCTCGTCCCCGCCACGGGAAGGGTCCACGCCGACGCTCGTCACCTGGCCCGGGTCGGGCTCCGGCTTCCAGCGTGCCTGGGCGGCCTTCACCCACGCGCTCGGAATGACCTGCCAGTCGTCATCCTTCCGGCCTGCGGTGAAGTCGCCCATGAGCATCTGCGAGCGGAGCGGCTCCGGCAGCGCCTGCAGCTGGCGCACGTAGTTCGTGCCCATCAGGTACCGGTTGTCGGCGACGCGGGACGGGATGAAGGTGCGGCTGAGTGGCTGGATGCGCTCGCCTCGGTGCAGGAACGGCTCGGGGCCGTCCACCCACTGCTCCGCGGCGTCGCCGCCCTCGTCGGTGAGCATCGCCACCCACCGGAGCTCGCCCGGCATCGCCGGCCGCGGGAAGGACTGGTCGAGCCACGGAGCGAACCAGCGGATCAGCCACTCGCCTTCGGCCGAGGTGGGGGGATTCGAGCAGAGCAGCGCCCGCACTCGCTGCTTCGGGTCGGTCGTGCGGAGCCAGCCGAGCAGGAAGCGAGCCTGGCTCTCCAGGAGCTGCGCCGCCTCCTCGAGCACGCCCAGGTCGCGCGGGTTGCCCTGGTACTTCTCCTCGTCGCCGGCGTTGGGCACCCCGCCGAACTGGATCTGCCGCCCCTGCGGCAGCCGCCAGATCCTCTCCTGGCCGTTGTAGCCGTCGCGGCCGCGCAGCACCTCCGCCACGCGATCGACGACCGGCTGCAACTGCGTCGCCTCGCGCCGGATGTACAGCGTGCGCCGGTGCCGCGTCAGCGCAAGGCCGACGGCGAGGTCGGTCTTGCCTCCGCCGGCGGAGCCCCCGTAGAGCAGTTGGTCCGCGTCACAGAGGAACGCCCGGAGCTGCGGGCCCGGCTGCGGCTTCCAGGGGGTGTCGTTGGCGAGCCGGGAGAGCTTCGCTCGATCGCTCACGCGTCCCCCGCGCCGACATAGCGCGGTGGCGCGTGCGGGCGGCGACGCCGCTGCAGGACCCGCTGCGGCGCTCGCGCCATCGCCTCACCGTGCTCGGCGATCACGTCCGAGAGGTCCACGTTCTTATCGACGTCGGGCTCGTCAGGGCCGGGCACGATCCCGAGGTCCTCGGCTCGGAAGTCGCGGCGGTGCTTCGGCCGCACCAGGAGCCGCAGCCGGGAGACGACGACCCTCGCGCGCGCGCCATGCACGAACACCTGCGCCACCGGGAGCTGGCCGCGGCTCCACCCGTCGACGTAGATCCGGACCTCGCCCTCTGCGTGCCCCGGGAACGCCTGTTCGGGGTCGTCGGCGTTGAACCGGATCGCCGTCGCCGACAGGTTCAGGTGGTCGAGCACCAGGCCGAGCGCCCGCACCGCGAGACGCCGCGGGTAGAGCTGCTCCGGCGGCACGGGCGCGGGCCTACGCACCGGAGCCCTCTCCGCGGATCTCGTGCTCGAGCTTGGCGAGCCGCTCCCACTCCTCGTCCGTGATCTCCCGGGACTCCGTGACGTCCTTCAACTCGACGCCGAGGTCCTGGCGCGGCTTCGCGTAGGCGAACTCCGCGCGCATCTTGAACGCGGCGACGATCGCGCTCGCGTTCCGCACGTACTTGCCCGAGCAGATCCGGTCGAGCTGCTTCATGTCCTTTTCGGTGACCTGCGCGCGCTCCCGGAACTCGGGCTCGGCGAGCCGCTTCACCAGCTCGTCCGCCTCCCGCCTGCCGCGCGTCTTCGGTGCTCGTCCCTTGGCCATCGTTCCTCGGTGCCCCCCGGCCCCCGATCGCCGCCGTTCCGTTCACAGGCTCCGGCGGTTCTGGGACAACCTCAGCGCCACCCCTTCTCGCGAGCACGGACGCGCGCCCAGTCGTCCATGGCCGACCAGAAGTTGCGCTGGGCGGCCCGGAAGTCGACCTCGCCCTCGGAGTCGGCGTTCGACCAGGCCATTCCGAGCTCCTCGATCTCGCTGCGGATGCGGGACTTCGCATCGGCGAGGCGGTGGCAGGCCTCGAACACCTCGTCGCGGGCGGCGTGGAGGCGCTCACGAGGGGTCTTCGCGCGCAGCGGCTTGAGCTTCTTGCCGCGGATGTGCTGCTTCCGGTGGCCCTGGCAGAGCGGGCCGATTCCGGCGACGTTCGACTCGGAGAGCTCTTCGCACTTCGGCCCCACGCATCGCTCGCTCATGACACGTCCTCCTCCCGCAGCCGCCAGGTGCGAATGGTCTTCGTCGGCTTCGCCCAGCCGTGCACGAGGAGCCGGATGCCGGCTTCGCGCAGGAGCGGGACGAAGAGGTTCGCGGAGATCTTCGTGAGCCGGGCGGCGACGTTGTCGGCCGAGGTCGTCTGGACCAGGACGAGCTCGCCGCGGGTGGCCGGCGTCTTGCCGACGGCGAAGATGTCCCACGCGTTGAAGAGGTCGCGCTTGAAGACGAGCCTGCCGGCACGCACGCTCTGCTCGACGACCCACGGCTCGTAGCCTCGCTCGCGGAGGAGCTCGAGGGACCGGCTGGTGGGGGATTGGCTCGCCATGCGCTCAGTCCTCCGCCTGGTCGTGCTCGAGGGCGCGCTCGGTGATCATCCCGGTCGCGCCGTTCGCGGTGAAGGGCAGGTACTGCATGTTCGGCCCGAAGCGGTTCTTGAGCACGAAGGCGTCGAGACAGGTGACGGGGCTGTCGTCGTCCCTCTTCCGCTTCTGGACCTGGAGCCCGATCGCGACGTCGGCGTCGTGCTCGAAGCGAGCGGAGCCGCGGAAGTCGCTGAGGCCGGGTGTCCGGTCCTCGCCGGGCTTGGCGTCCCGGTCGATGCCACGGGAGAGCTGCGCGGTGACGACGACCCACGGCCGGTAGCCGGCGGAGACTTCGCCGCGAGAGAGCGCTCGCAGCCGGTCGATGGAGCGCGAGAGCGCGTCGAGCTCGTTGCCGCGGCCGCGGTCGATCATGCCGGCGTGGTCGATGAAGACGGCGTCGAAGCGCGAGCGGCAGGCGGAGTGCATGAGCTGCTCGAGCGTCCGCCCGTGCTCCTCGGCGCCATGGAGCCGAAGGTTCATCTCGAGCGCCTGGAGCCGCAGCACCGAGCGGTCCCAGCGCCCCTGCTCGTCCAGGTCGAAGTCGAGCTGGTCGGAGAAGCGAGCCTCGATGCGGCGGCGGTCGAGCGCGGAGAAGCGCGCGAGGGCGAGCAAGCCAAGCTCGGCTGGGGTCATCTCGAGCGAGACGAAGAGCACGCGCTGCCGGGCCTCAGCCGCGTTCAGGGCCAGGTTCCAGAGCAGGGCCGTCTTGAAGCTCCCCGGCCGGCCCCCGATCACCCAGAAGGTTTCCAACTGCGGCCTGCAGAGTCTCTCGAGTCGCGGGTACCCGACGTGCAGGCGCCTCACGCGCTTCGTCCGGTCCAGCGCGTGGCCGATCGCGTCGTCCAGGCTGTTCAGGTTCGGGAGGCTCTTCTCCGGCTTCCCAGCGTCGCTTGGCTTCGAGGAGAGCAGCTTCATCGTCGGTCACCTTCCGTGCAGGGGTGCGGTGCGGGTTGTTCTGGGCGCGGGTGAACCAGCTCACGAGGAAGCGAGGGACGCCGGAGCTGGTCTTGCGCTTGCCGGGGTTCGCCTCGAGCCAGACCTTCGCCTTGCGGATCTCGGCGACGAGGTCGAGGTCGGGGAACGCTCTCTGCCACTCGGAGACCTGCGCCTGGGTGACCGGGTACTCTCGGGGACCACGTCCGACGCAAGGGAGCGAAGCGACCGCTTCGGGGGGAGCGACGGCGGGCTTCATCGCCGGAGTGCTCGCACCACTCCCCATTCCACTCCTCTCCACTCCCAATACCACTCCGCAAGTGGGACTCCGTGAGTCCTCCGTGAAGGCTCCGTGAGCACTCCGTGAGTCCTCCGTGAAGGCTCCGGGTGGCGGCGGAGGAAGCCTCGAGGGGCTCGGTCTGCTAGGTCGTTGATGTTTCGAGAAATTCTTGAGCGCCGCGAACGTCCGGCCGTCGACTTCGTAGAGCGCGAGGCATCCCGTGGCGGCAATTCGTCGCACGATGGAGCCGAAATCGAGCGCCTTCCCTCCGGCGGTGAGAACGGACCCTTCCGGGTACGGGAAGAGGTTTGCGCGCGCTCGCCGCTCGTTCCATTCCATCCGCCCCTCGTCGTCCGCGAGGGACCAGAGGCCGGCGTAGACCAGCTTCTGGTCGATCGGCCAGACGCCCGTTGTGTCGGGGTCGTCCCAGAACTCCGGCTTCAGGCTGCGGATGCGCATGATGCGACTCCCTCCATCGGGTCCAGGCCGAGGCGCTGGTTGCGGCGAGCGCGCGCGGCGAGGCGGACGTACATCCTCCGCACGTCGGCGCGGAGCAGCTCGGGGTTGCTGCGGCCGAACTCGAAGTGCAGGTCGTCCACGGTGAGCGGACCACTTCCGCGAACGTCTGGCGGCAACCGGCGCCAGCACCAGGTGAGGAAGGCGTCCGGGTCGAGCGGGGCAAGGCGTTCGCGGCGACGGCGAGCGGGGGGCATCTACTCCTCCTCCTCTTCGAGCTGAGGGCGGACGACGGGAGCCTCGTTGCCCCAGGCCGTCCAGCCGGGGCGCGCCGCCCGCGCGAAGAGCTCGAGCCGGGGCCCGCGGACCAAGCGCTCCAGAGCTCGGTGCAGGTCGGGTGGCTTCTCGGAGTGGCGCCCACGGGGCGCGATGCAGGCGCTGGGAACGCCGTGGTCCAGGATGAGGGGCCGGCCGCGATCGCAGATGAGCGCGAGCTCGTGGCACTTGCGCATCCGGTGGCCGAGGCCGATCTGCAGCCGACCGCCGTTCTGCTTCGTCCAGGCGTAGATGTGGCGGTACGTGAAGCCCCAGGCCTTGGCGACGGTCAGCGCCGCGAAGAGGTGCGTGTCGGGGAACCAGAGCGCGAGGACGGAGGACTTCGCCACCACCTGGTCGACGGGGAGGAGTGCGATCTCCTCGACCGTCATCGTGGCGTAGTGCCGCGCGGCGGCCGCGCGGGTGGCGGTGTCCTGGAACCGCCAGGGTGGGTCGGCGAGGACGACGCCCCAGCCCCCCCGCACCATGGGAAGGCCAGGGCCTCGGTGTGACAGAGCGTATTCCGCGGGGTTCACCGGAGCAGCGCCTGCTCGACGTCGCACCAGCAAATATGGGAGCGAACGATGTCGGCCGACTCCCGCAGGGCCTTCGCGCGGGTGCTCGTCCAGGCGTCGGCGGCGTCGGCGCCGGCGTCGGCGCCGGCGGCGTCGGCGGAGGCGGCGGCGGCGGCGGAGGCGGCGGCGGCGCCGGCGGCGTCGGCGGAGGCCCGCACGTCCATGAGCGAGACGCCCGCCTCCCCGCGGGCCCAGCGCTCCGCCGTCTCGATGGCGATCCGGGGCCGCTCTTCGCCGGCCCTGACGTACTTCAGCGCCGTCCGGGCGACCGCACAGGCAGCGAGCACGAGCTGCTTCCGGTCGATCCCGCCCCACGAGGCGAGCCAGAGGAGGAAGGCGCCGTTCTCGCACCTCTCCCAGAGCTCCGTGGGGGCCCCCGGCGTCTTCTCGACCCAGCGCCGGACGTCGGGGCCGTAGCCCCAGTACCAGCGCCAGCGGGGGAGGATCTCGAGCAGGCGCTCGCGGGTGAGCGTCGGGGTGGGGTCGAGCTTCGGCGCGGCGTTCGTGTCGGTCACGGTGGATCTCCAGGTGCTGCGGGTGATCGCGGCGGCATGCCGCGAAGGTCAGCCGTCCTCGCCGTAGGCGCGCCGGAGAATGGCGTCGCCGGCGGCGCCCGAGGCGCGCAGCTCGCGCTCCAGGAGGTCGAGCCGCTCCTCGGGGGAGAGCTTCCGGGCAGGGACGATCGCCTGCTCCGAGAGGGCGGCGATGTGGCGCAGGATGCGGTGCTCGCGGTCGGCCTCGAGGATGGCCGGGAGCCACTCGACGCTGAAGTTCTTCCCGCTGGCGTGGAGGGCGGCGGAGAGGTGGGAAGGCGCGATCCCGATGGTGATGGCGAGCTCGTCGGCCTGCTTCACCTCGGCCTTGACGACGTCGCGGATCACCGCCAGGAGACGTTGGCCGGCGCGCCGGTGCACCTCGCGGAGCTCGTAGGCGAGCGGCAGGACTTGTTGCTTCTTCGGCTCCATGTCCCCTCCGGTGAAGCTCAGCGACCGGAATTCACTCTGGTTGACCGTGGGCTTCGGGGCAGGCTGGTGCGCAGGAGGCTGCACATGGCTCGGAGATCACGGAGACGGAGTCAGGAGATCGCCCGGCTGGCAGCGCAGCGCGCGCGCCAGTCGCTCGATGCGGGCGAGCCCCACGCCGCGGGAGCCGCCCTGCGCGTTCTCGATGCGGGAGAGGGCGGCGGCCGTGAGTCTCGAAGCCCGCGCGAGCTCCTCCTGCGCGAGGCCGAGCGCCTCGCGGCGCTTCCGGACGTTGTGGCCGAGGACGACAGCAGGCGCAGGGGTCTTCGGGGTCTTCATGTTGTCGTGGATAGCAACTCTGGCCGTTGCCGTCAACGGCAAGCCGCGGACCCACACGCAACCACCCGTAATCGCTAGACTCACCCTCACATGTCCCGAGAGCTCGCCAAGCCGCCGCCGCCCAGCCGGTACAGTTACGCCAGGGCCGTGCTCGAGGTGGAGCGGGTGCTCGACACGCTGCCGGCCGGCACCCAGAAGCAGGTGGCCGGCTACTGCAACCTCACCGAGCAGCAGTTCAGCCACCGCATGCGAGGCGTCCAGGCGAAGTTCACCCTGGAGCACCTCGGGGCCATCGCCGACTTCTTCAAGATGCCGGCTGGGTGGCCCTTCGTGACCGCCGAGCCGCGCCGGAGAGCGAAATGAACCTACGCCAAGAGGTGGCCGCCTGGATCACCGTGCTGCTACTGGCAGCCGTTGCGGCGGTCAAGACGAGTGGAACCGTGCAGCTGGGGGCGCCGATCGTGCTTCTTGGCTGTGCGGCCTGTTTCTCGCTTCGGTCTCGGGCGGGAGGCTCCACTGCCCCGCTTTGGCTCTTGGCCGTCGGAATTGGGGGAGGCGTCTTTCTGCTCGGCTCCGCCACGGCAGCGGCTGGAGTGAGCGGGATCTCAGGCGCGCTGCTACAGGTTAGATATGGACTCGAAAACGTAGCCGCTGCCGTTGGTTCCCGCTGAGCCGGGCGGCGTGTCCGACCCTCGGTGTAGAAGCACCGGATGCGTTCCTCCGAGGGGTCCGCGGCCGTCGCCCAGGCGATGCCCCAATCCGCGGTCAGAGGTCGCGTCAACCACTGCCTCGAACACCTGCGCCACACGCTCGACCTGGCCCGCCTAGCCGTCGCAGGGCCGGAGCCCGAGCGAGCCGCCAGGTACCTGCTCGACACGCTGAAGGACCTCCAGCCCGAGCTGCGCGCTCTGCGCGCCGGGCTGGGGCCGCGCTCCAAGTAGCCGCCAAGTAGCCGATAACCCGACGCCTTGTGGGGCGGCCGCGTGCTTCTTGTGCCTTGCTATTGACGACAACCGCCGAGGCTGCTATCCGTCTTGTCGTAGATGGCAACGCCGCCCCGCCGGGCGGCACACGAGACGGAGGAGCAAATGGTCCAGGTCACGATGCAGGTCCCGAAGATGAGCGAGGAGCTGGACGAGATCACCGCGAGCGTCGAGTGCATCCTCTCGGCCCTCCGCGTCGGCGGCGTCGAGACCGCCCGCGCCATGGCGATCAACCTCAAGCAGGTCGTTGACGCGAAGGCCCGCGTCGCCCGCGCCCGGGGGAACTGAGCCATGACGAACTTCGAGCTCGCCTACCTGATGGAGACCGCGGAGCAGGAGCTCACCGCCGAGCAGGACGCGCATCCGGAGATCGCCTACGCCGTCGCCGGCTCGGCGTGCCTCCTCCGCGTCGGCCTGGACAAGGCGGAAGCCATCACCACTCCCGCCGTCCAGCGGCAGCACCTCATCACCATCGCCGGAATGGCGGCCGCCAACCTCGGCGCCGCACTCGACCGGCACCCGCACCTCCTGGAGCGCGCGAAGCTCCTCGCCGACTGCGTCTCCTCGCTCGCCTCCATGGCGACGGCCGCCCGCTCGGAGGCCGCGTAGCCATGCTTCCCGCCATCTACGGCCACGACGCGAGGTTCCTGCCCCCCGAGGACGACGGCCTCGAGGTCGTCTGCGCGGACTGCCGATCCACGCTCTCGGCCGACGACGCGGGGGTGCTCCTCGGCGTCGAGCGGTGCCCCGAGTGCGAGCGCAAGGCGGCGCTCCGGCTCCTGCTCGGCTGCGAGTTCCTCCACCGCCCGGCCGCGGAGCGCATCGAGATCCTGACCGCCGCGCAGGCGGCGCTGCACCACCTCGAGGCCGAGATCCGCTCCACGCTCCGCCGCCGCGCCGCCGCCGGCGAGGTCGCGAAGTGCGCCTCCTGCAAGTGCATGGAGATCGACCCGAACCACGCCCCCTGCTGCTCCGGCGCCTGCCGTGAGCAGTGGGACACCGACCAGCGCCTGGTCCAGCTGAAGGCCCGGGCCGAGAAGGGAGCCTGACCATGGCCACCGTCGCCACCCTGTCCGCCCGCCAGCAGGCGATGCGCGCCGAGGGGCTCGGCGCCTCCGAGGTCCCGACCGCCCTTGGCCTCAACCCCTTCCAGTCCGCCGCGGAGCTCGCGGCGGTCAAGCGCGGGGAGCTGCCCGCCTTCGAGGGGAACGAGTTCACGCGCTGGGGGCAGCGCCTGGAGAAGCCGATCGCCGAGGAGTGGCTCGAGCGGCACGCCGGCGAGGGGGTCGGCATCTTCACGCCGGGCACGCTCCGGCACCCGACCTGCCCTGTGCTCCTCGCCTCCCCGGACCGGGTCGTCGTCCCGAACGGCCGGCGCGCCCGGGACGCCTGGCTCTCGCTCCTCGAGATCAAGGCGGTCTCCGCCTACCGGGCCGGCGAGTTCGGCGAGGCCGCCGACGAGATCCCCGAGGCCTACCTCGTCCAGGTGCAGGTCCAGCTTGAGGTGACCGGCCTCGAGAAGGCGACGCTCGTCCCCCTCCTCGGTGGCAACGCCTACCGCGAGTACCCGCAGACCCGCGACCGCGAGTTCGGTGGGCAGCTGGTCCAGTTCGCCGAGAAGTGGTGGGCGGACCACGTCGTCCAGGGCCTGCCCGTCCCGGTGGATGGCTCGGAGGCCTCGAGCTCCTACCTGCGGCGCCGCTTCCCCGCCGAGGCCGGTCCGTTGCTCGACCCGACGCCCGAGCTCGAGCAGCTCGTGCAGCGGCTGAAGGACGCGAGGCTCGTCCTCCGCACCGCCGAGGCGGAGGAGTCCGCGGCCGGCAACGCGCTGCGGGCGCTCCTGGGCGAGGCGGCCGGCGTCGCCGGGCTCGTCTCCTGGAAGGCGAACAAGCCCTCCGAGAAGACCGACTGGGAGGCCGTCGCCCTCTCCTTCGCCGCCACCCACCCGGAACAGTTCCGCGACTTCGTGAAGCAGTTCACCACCACCAAGCCCGGGGCCCGCGTGCTCCGCCTCCTGAAGGGAGCGTAGGACCATGTCCGAGACCGCCATCCAGAAGCCCACCGCGCCGAAGGGCGCCCTCGCCACCATCCGCGACCTGCTCGAGCAGGCCCGGCCGAAGCTCGCGGAGGTCACCCCGAAGCACCTCACCCCGGACCGCCTGATCCGAGTCGCCGTCGCCGCGGCCGGCCGGACGCCCGCGCTCCTGAAGTGCACGCCCGGGTCGCTGCTCAACTCCGTCATGCAGGCCGCCCAGGTTGGGCTCGAGCCGGGCAGCGCGCTCGGTGAGTCGTACCTGGTCCCGTACAAGGACACCTGCCAGCTCATCATCGGCTACCGCGGGCTGATCTCCCTCGCCCGCCGCTCCGGCCAGATCGCCTCCATCGAGGCGCACATCGTCCACGAGAAGGACAAGTTCCTCTGCAAGTACGGCCTGGACGCGAAGCTCGAGCACGAGCCGGACTGGAGCGCGAACCCGGGCCAGATCGTCGCCGTCTACGCCATCGCGCGCCTGAAGGACGGCGCGACGCAGCTCGAGGTGATGACGAAGGCGCAGGTCGACGCGATCCGGGCGCGGTCGAAGGCCTCGGGCTCCGGGCCCTGGACGACGGACTACGCCGAGATGGCGCGGAAGACGGTGGTCCGCCGGCTCTGCAAGTACCTGCCGCTCTCCATCGAGATGGCGGACGCGCTCGCGATCGACGACGCCAGCGACGGGCCGGACGTGATCGAGATCCCGCCCGCGGCCGCCGGTGGGTCGAAGACCGAGACCCTGAAGGCCAAGGTCGCGGCTCGACTGGCTCCCGCCCCCGCCCCCGAGCCGGAGCAGCCCGCCGCCGAGACGCCTGCCGAGGAGCCCGAGGCCCAGCCCGATGGCGAGGACTGGGGTCTCGACAACGAGCCCGGCGCCCAGGGGTAACCGCTTTCGCCGCGGGCCCGGGTCGGCTCCCGCCACCCACCCACCGGCCCGGGTCCCGCGGCAGGAGGAACGCATGGCCACCAGCTTCCAGTTCGTCTACCAGGTCCGCGACGAGGTCGCCGTCGTCCGGGTCTACGCGCACCAGGACGGCACCGGACCGCTCATCGGCTCGCTGACGATGCCGCGCCGGCAGTGGTGGGAGCTCGCGCAGCTCCTGGGCGCCGGCACCTCGGCGACCCCCGCCGGCCCCCGCGCCGACTTCGTCCGGCTCGAGTCGCCGAAGGCGGAGGCCGCCAATGGGTAGCCTCGCCACCCTCCCCGCCTGCTGCGGCCCGGAGTGCGCCCGCAGGGAGTTCCTGCGCGACACGGCGATCGAGGCGGCGCGGAGGCTCATGGCCTGCCAGCTCCGGTACGAGACCCGCGAGCGGCACAACGCGGAGGATCGCCGGCTGGAGCTCGAGGACGCGTGGCAGACGTTCCGGGACTCGCTGCACGCCGAGCGGGTGCACCGTGGCTGACCGCTGCCCTTCCTGCGGCGAGCCGGCCTTCTCCGCCGTCGACCAGGCTGGCCGACACCTGCTCCTGGACGCGGAGAGCTCCATGGCGGGGGCCTTCATCGTCTTCATGTCGACGCGGGCCGGCGAGCTGCCGCAGGCCCAGCTCGCGGCGCTGCCGTCCCCGGGTCCGCTCTTCAACCCGCACCACTGCCCCACCCCGAAGCCCACCCGACGCAAGGAGAAGCGCTGATGAAGCCCACCGGAATCCTGAAGGACGAGCTGCTCGACGAGCTGATCGCGAAGGAGCGGCTGATCTCGAAGATGAAGGACGCGCTCAAGGCCGACGTGAAGCGCCAGAAGGAGAAGATCGGCGCCGTCGAGCAGCGCCGGGACGAGGTCCTCGACCTCCTGGAGGGGAAGAAGCACGACCAGCCGGCGCTGCCGTTCGGCGGCGCCCCCGGGAAGGACGGGAAGAAGCCGACGCCGCCGGAGCTCGTGTGGGACGTTCAGGGCGAGAACGACGTCGCTGAGACCCCCGCTGGGACCTACTGCATCGAGAGCAGCAACCCCGGCTCCGCGAAGCAGTTCGTCGTCTCCTTCACGCCCCCGAAGGGGAAGACGAAGAAGCTCGGCGAGGAGTACTCGCGCCCGCTCGCCAAGCAGCTGGCGAGGAACCACTGGGTCGAGCTCGCGGCCAACGCGATCCTCGAGAACGCCGGCGACGGGAAGCTCACCGGCAAGATCCGCGGGCTGGAGAAGGTGAAATGATCGCCGCGACCCCGAAGCCCGTCAGCCCCACCCGGCGCCTCCGCGAGGCGCAGGGCCTGACCCGTGAGCAGCTCGCCGTTCGCGCCGGCGTCTCCAGCTCGACCGTGTACCTGGTCGAACGAGCCGGCATCCTCTCGCCGACGATCGCCGCCAAGCTGGCCGTGGTCCTCGGCGTCGACCCCGGGGAGCTCAGGCCGTGACCGCGCCCGTCCACGAGCCGAAGGCCTGCCGGAGCTGCGGCGCCGCGATCTACTGGGCCCAGCTCGTGGACGAGGCCGGGGCCGTGGTCCTGAAGCCTGACGGCAGGCCGAAGGCGATCCCCGTCGACGCGCAGCCGACCGAGAAGGGGAACGTCCAGCTCTACGCGAGGAAGACAGGCATCGTCGCCCGCGTCTTCGGGAACGACCAGGCGCAGCAGATCCGGGACGCTGCGTGGGCGCTGGGCGGGAAGCACTCCCTCCGCATGGCGCACCACGCGACGTGTCCCCAGGCGGACCAGTGGCGGAGGACCTGATGCGCGACCGCCTCATCCTGGTACTGGTCGTTCTCGTCGGCCTCGCCGGGGCTGTTGCTTCGTGGTGGATCCATCGCCTCGCCGACGCGCCGCCCCGGCTGGACCTGGGCCACGCCCTGGAGCAGTGCCGGACCTGGTGCGGCCCCGATCGCGCAGCCTGGAGGTTCGACGGCTCCGCCCTCGCCTGCGCCTGCGACGACCTTCAGCTCGGCGTCGTGCCCGCGAGGAAGCGGTGACCCATGCCCGACTTCTTCACGCTGAACGGAGCGCCGGGCGACTCCGAACACGTACGTCCCGAAAGTGACCGGGGGGGGGGCAGCGATCCCATGAGCCTCGCAACGGACCCAGCCACCGGCGCCGTCATCGACGAGATCGCCGACCGCTTCGCCGACGCGGACGAAGCCCGGATGCGCGAGTTGAACCAGCAGATCCGGGCGCGGCGCCACGAGCACGAGACGAAGCTCTGCCCGTGCGGCTGCCTCGCCCCGCTCGGCTCCTGCGACGCCGGCAAGCCCCGAGCTGCCTTGAAGACCTTCACCCCTGACCCGCCGGCGAACGTGCCGGCCGAACCGAAGGAGATCCCGATGCCCTGTTCCGTCTGCGGAGGCGAAGGCCACAACGCCCGGAGCTGCTCAAAGCGCAAGGACCCGAAGCCGGCGCTCCCCGCGAAGCCGAAGGCCGCGGCCGCGCCGAAGCCGCGGAAGGTGCTCCGCCGCGGCGCGACGGTGGACGTCGAAGAGCTGCTCGCCCGCCGGTCCACCCTCATCGAGGACCTCGCCGACGTCGAGAGGCAGATCGAGGACGCGATCGGCGAGCAGCAGGAGAAGCTCGACCGGATGCGCGAGGCCGTGGCGGGCGCCACCAAGCGCGCGGCGGCGGCGTAGATGAGCGCCGTGGACTGCACGACGTGCCGGTTCGGCGGCGACTGCAAGATCGTCATGCCGCCGCCTGGCGTGGAGTGTTCGTACTTCGAGGAGCGGATCCCGCTGGGGGCCGGGCGGAAGCTCGACGCCGGCAAGCCGCGCTGGGACCTGCTGCCCCCTGCGGCGCTCGAGGAAGTGGCGAAGGTGCTCGAGTTCGGCGCCCGGAAGTACGCGCCGGACAACTGGCGCAAGGTCGAGGGGTGGCGGTGGCGGTACGCGCGCGCCGCGATCGGGCACGTCTTCGCCTTCCTGCGCGGCGAGCGCCTGGACCCCGAGAGCGGCCTGCCGCACCTCGCGCACGCGGCGTGCTCGGTGCTCTTCGTCCTGGAGCTGGACCGGTAGCCCCGTGCCCTCTCCCGCCGCCATCGAGGTCCGGTACCTCTCCCCGCGGTCGCTCATGGCCCGGTGGGACTGCTCCAAGAGCTCGGTCTACCGGGCGCTGGACGAGATGGCGCGGCTCGGGCTCTACTCCGGCATCCTGGTCGGTCACGATCGGCGGGTCGCCCTGGCGGCGGTGGAGGCCTACGAACGATGCCTCGCAAGGCGAACGAGTCTTTCCGGAAGTGGCGCGTCGCCGGCCGCGTCGTCGGCCACGTCCGCAACGGCATCTTCTACATCGACCGCACCCTCCCCGGCGTCGGCCGCGTCAAGCGCTCCACGGGGCGCGTTGATCCTGCCGCTGCCGAGGAGGAGTACCGCCGCTTCGAGCGCGACCCCCGCCGCTACGTACCGGGCCGTGGTGGACCAGCTCTTTGGGACGAAGCGGTCCCGGACTACCTCAAGCACTCCGCGCTCGGCGCGCAGAACTCCGAGCGCCACGTCCGCAAGCAGGCCCGGTACTTCGCGAACCTGAAGGCCTCCGGCCTCTTCCCCGGCCTCGACCACTTCACCGCCTCCGACGTCCGCGCCTACATGGCCTGGCGCTCCGGAGGAGGCGTCGCCGGTCGGAAGGTCGGGCGCCCCGCCGTCAACCGCGACCTCGCCGCGCTGAAGGCCCTCATGACCTGGGCGCGCGCCGAGCACCGCACGGTGAACGCGGCCGACCAGGAGGTCGCGCTCCTGAAGGAGGACGAGGGCGCGAACGCCCCGCACGAGATCCCGGAGAAGTCCTGGCGCGCGGTCCTGAAGCACCTCCTTGAGCGCTGGCGGCTCGCCGCCGAGGTCATCCTCGGGACCGGGCTCCGCTACGGCGAGCTCGCCCGCCTGGCTGCGACCGACCTCCGGCCAGGCGGGGTACATGTACCCAGGACGAAACGCCGGAAGGCGCGCACCATCCCCGCCTCGATCCGGACCATCGCCGCCGCTCGCCGGCTGCTCGAGCTCGGCGGCGTCCCCGACGACGAGGCCGGGCAGTTCGACCACCGGCTCCGCTGCGCATGCGATGAGGCTGGGGTCGAGTACTTCAGCGCCCACGAGCTGCGCCACACCTACGCCACCGTCGTCCTCCGGACCACCGGCGACCTGCGGGAGCTCCAGCAGCGGCTGGGGCACGCCAGCATCAAGACGACCGAGCGCTACCTGCACGCCGTCCGCGCGACGGAGCGCCGCCGGAGCGTCGGGGCCCCCCTCTGAGGCGGGTGGGACGCGGGCGGGACGCGCAACCGGCTCCCGGTGACCCCAAGGGGACCGTCCATCCGAGAGATTCCGCTACTTTAGGCCCTGCCGGAGTCCCCTACGGTGCCTGTTAATCACCGGGTCGCATGTTCGAGTCATGCCTGGGGAGCCAATAAAGACGGGGGCCTCGATCGCTCGAGGCCCCCGTCGTCTTTCCCGGGTGGGACGCGGGTGGGACGTGGACACCCTCAGGAAGGCCCCTGGCTGCCCCGCTGGACGACGCAGGGCTCTTGCCGCTGGCTCGGGGCGTCCGGGATGGCGAACGCCTCAGGGCGGGGCAGCGGGCGCGACCAGAAACGCGCTACCCTGCCCTCATGCGGATCGCCCTCGGGGTTCTTCTCGGGCTGGCTAGCGCCGGCTGGTTCTGGTCGATCGCGGCTCGGCGGAACGCCGGCACCATCAGCGAGCGGCGGCAGAGCGTTGAGGCGGTACTGCTGGTCGGGTTGTCCTACGTCGCGTCGCGCATCCTGTGGCCGTAGCCCTCCACGCTCCGCCGCACGCACTCGACCGCGGCGCGACGGGCATCGTCCCAGCGCGCCGGGTCGCAGCGGTGCTCCCCCTCCCAGATCAGGCAGGCCCGCTCGTGGGCCAGTTCGAGCACGTCCTCGGGCCAGTCGGAGACGCGGGCCGGAAGCACGCCTACTCCCACTTCGACGGGTTCCTGAAGAGCAGGTCCTGCACGGGTTCCTCGAGCTCGCCCTCCGACAGCCGCACCGCCCACTCGCCAAGGTTCCAGAGCCCGGCCGTCGGCAGGTGCGTCACCGTGCCCACCGCCGCCGAGAGCTGCCGGTAGTCGGCCGCCTTCCCGTCCCCGGCCGCGATGTCCTTCGCCCCCTCGAGTCCGCGAGCGATGGCGTCGAGCCACGGCGCGGCGCGGAGGGCTCGGTCCTCGAGCATGCCGCGGCCGAGGTCGCCGGCCACGGGGATGGTGCTGATGGGTAGCAGCGCCGCCTCGAGGGCGAGCCGCTTCGCCACATCCGCCTCGTCCTCGTCGTCCCCGATGCCGCTCATCACGAGCTGCTCGAAGACGACCGGCGCCAAGAGGAGCCACCAGGTCCGGGCGAAGACCTCGCGCGTCTTCGCCCAGCCGCTCTTCCCGGTCCGCTCGGTGAGGAGGTTGTAGAGCACGCTCCGGTAGCTGAACATCACCGTGAGCATCTTGAAGGCTTCGCCGCCGCGCTGGATCGCCGCGAGGTCCTTCACCCCGCCACCGGTCTGCGTCATCCGCACGACCGAGTCGGCGTAGGCCGCCGGGTCCGTGTGCCCCTCCTCGAAGGCCTGCTCGCGCGCCGCGTACCAGGTGACAGCGTTCACCATCTTCTGGACCAGCATGATCGGCAGGGCGCCCCACTCGATGATCTGGGCCCGGACCTTGTGGAGGTCGCCGAACTTCCCCTGGAGGGACACGAAGAGCTCGCGCGCGTCCCGGTCGAGCTGCTTGTCGAGGTGGCGGAACTCGCCGCTCTCCTTCATCACCTCGCCCCACCCCTCGCTCAGGAACTTTCGCACCCCGGATACGAGGTGCCGACGCCGGACCTCCTTCGCCGAGGTGAAGAGCCCGAGCGACTGCTTGATCCCGGTCGGGATCTTGCCGAAGAGGAGGACGACGGAGCTCCCGAACCGCAGGTGCCGCAGCGTCCGCGACCACCAGGCGATCGGGTCATGCACCGTGCCGTCGGCCGCGATGGCTTGCAGCCACGGGCGCAGGCCGGCGAGGTACTCGGCGCCCAGACCCTCGGTGATCGCCTGCCGGAGCTCCGGCACCTGGAGGAGCCGGTCCACGCCCCGGATCGGCTCGTAGTGGGTCAGGTAGTGGATCACCTTGTCGAGGTGGCGCGGGACGACGTCGAGCGAGAGCTCGAGCGGGCTCATGTCCTTCCCGCGGCGCTTCGTGAAGCCGTGCTCGACGACCGGGCCGAAGAAGTTGGCGGTCCAGAGGGACTGCGACTCCTCGAACTCGGCCACGTTCCGGCCCACGTCCGAGAGGTCGAGCGCCTTCACGATCGGGTAGTAGCCGCCGGAGAGCTGGGCCTCCGTCCCGTCGGATAGCACCAGGCGGAACGGCGTCGCCTCCACCCGCGGCGGCGCGAGGCCGGCGTGGCGCTGGTGCAGGTCCCGGATGTGGGGCCAGAGCGAGTCGACCGTCTTCCAGATGTTCTCGACGATCTCGACGTCGCCGGCGTCGAGGAGCTGGGCCAGCCGGGCCCGCACCTGCTCCTCGGTCCAGCCGTACCCCTTCAGGAGCCTCTCCCGGTTCCCGTCGTTCCCCATGTTCAGGACGACGGAGAGGACGTCCCGCCGCGTGAGGCGGACCATCTTCCCGAACTTCGGAGAGTGGAGGAACCCGACCGTCTGCCGGTAGCGCTTTCGACGCGCCGCGGCGAGACCCTGGAACGGCATCATCAGCGAGCCGAAGACGGCGTCCTGGAGGTCGTATCGGGCGTTCTGGGCGTCGACCATCGGCTGGAAGAGGAGCTCGTGCGCGAGCCCCGCCGTCTTCCCGCCGTCGAGCTCGCGCGCCAGGAACTCGACCTTCTTCATCTCCGCATCGCCGCGGCGGAACCATGAGGCGATCCGCTCCCCGCGCGGCCGCTGGCCGGGGGTCGCGCCCTTCTCCGCTCCGACGTTGGCCCGGATGCTCGCCGCGAGCTCGGCCGCGGTGCGGACCAGGTCCCGGCGCTCCTTGCCCAGGAGCAGCTTCCCCTTCAACCGGGCCATCGCCTCGACGTTGGCGAGAGCGGCCTCGACGCCCTGGAGCTCGGTCACCGTCATCTTGCGCCAGGACTTGAGCTCCGCGAGGTCCTTCAGCGCCGGCGCGACCGTGTCGCCGGAGGCCTCCATCTCGGCGACGTAGCGGGCGAGCGAGTCCCTCCGGCGGACGGCCTTCGCGCTCTCGGGCCGGAGCTGCAGCCCGTCGAGGATGGCGCGGACCGCGTCCACGTAGCGCTGCCCGGCCTTGCCGATCCGGGCCAGCTTGCCGACGTCCTCGAACCCGCGAGCGTAGGCCCTGATCCGCTCGACCTCCTCCTTCGCCCGGGCCGTCTCGGCCGCCATGAAGTGGTTCCAGAGCTGGCGCCACTTCGCGTCGTAGGCCTCCGCCCACTTCTTCGCGGCGACCGCCTCGACGAAGGCCTTCGCGCTCGACGCCTCGGCGCGCCGGTACTTGTCCGGCCGGAGCTCGAGGTCGGTCATCTGGGCGACGCGCTCCTTCGCCCCGCGCCGCAGCGCCTCGACGGAGACCCGGCCGGGGCCCGCGGCGATCCGCTTCCCTGCCGCGTCGAGTTCGCGGCGCATGGCCGTCACCATGCCCTCGACCTCGCGCACGGCCTGGACCGACATTTTCCCGAGCGTCGCGATCTGCCCCTCGGGGTAGCGCTCCGCCATGCGCCGGTCGGTCTCGGCCTTGACCCAGGCGTCCCGCCGCGGCGTGGTCACGAGCGCCTGGACCATCGCCGCGCCGTCGGCGAAGCCGAAGTAGGGGGCGAGGGTGTCGGGATCGAGGCCCCCCTCCTTGGCGATGAACGGGGTGAGCCGGCGGAGCCCCCGCGCGTCGGCGAGCCCCTCCAGCCCCTCGCGGGAGAGCTTCGCGCCGGCGATCGACTCGTCCACCGCCTGGCCGTCGAGCCGCTGCCCGGTCCGCAGGAACTCGCGGAGGTTGAAGACGGGGTCGAGGAGCGCGAGTTCCTGGACGTCGGCCCGGACCTGGACTCGCTCCTCGCCGAGGGTCCGGCGGAGGCCTTCGAGGGACCGCTGCTCGACGGAGGTCTGGGCGGCGCGCCCCGCCGACTCCCAGCCGGCCCGATAGGCGGCGAACTCGGCCGGCGTCATCCCAGCCTCCTCGGCCGTCTGGAACGCCGGCACCAGCCCCGCCTCGACGCGGGCCTGCCCGATCTCCGCCTCCGTGGCGAGCAGGCGGTCCATGACGCCCCGGACCTCGTCGGTCAGCTCGACGTCGAGCCCCCGGAGGGTCCGGTAGACGTGCGTCAGCCACGCCTTGAAGGACTGGAAGACCTCGGCGAGCCCCTCGGCCGGCGCCTTGCCCTCGCGCAGGTACGTCTCGAAGCCGCGGGCGAACCGCTCGAGCTGGTCGGTGGTGAAGTCGCCGCTGGCCGGCACGCCGAGCCAGGCGTGGACCTTCTCCAGGTCGGCCCTCAGGTCGGCGTTCTTCTCGGCCGAGATCCGAAGCGCCTCGAGAAAGACGTGCCCGCTCTCGTGCAGGAAGGTGGAGAGGTTCGCCTGCCCGGTCAGGGTGACCTTGAACCACTCCCGGCCCTTCGGGAACCGGACGTAACCTCGGACGTCGGAGCGGCCGGCCTGGTTGAGGCGCTGGGCCGACGCCTGCTCCCCGCGCATCCGCTGGATCTCGGCCTCGGCCTCCATGAGCCGCTCGACGCCGTCCAGATCCAGCTCCGCGAGAGCGTCCGCGGAGAGCGTCCAGCGCTCCCCCTGGAGCTCGAACGGCACACCGAGGCGGCGGAGCCTGTCGTACATCCGCTCCGTCGGGTCGGTGCGGATGATGTCGCTCTCGAACCCCTTCCCTTGCTCCTGGGCGAGCCGCAGCGCGCGCAGGTAGAGCGCCGTCGAGTAGCCCTGCCCGCCCACCCGCCGGCGGTTCTCCAGGTTCTCCGGGACGCCGAGGGCGAGTAGCGTCGCCCTCAGGGCGTCCTCACCCTGCTCGAGCTCCAGTTGCAGGGGCTGCCCCGGGTAGGTGAGCACCGGCCCCGCCTCGCCCTGCGCGATCTCCACAGGCGCGGTCGGCTGGGTGAGAACCTCGATCCCCTCCTCCACCGGCACGATCCCCAGCGCCTCGTTCTCCAGCTGGAGGCCGAGCTCCTGGTAGAACGCCCAGGCGTCGCCCTTCCCGGTCCGGCGCGCCATCGTGTCGGCGAACGCGCCCCAGAGCGCCGCGCTGGTCCGGGCCACGTCGGGGTCCTGCCCGGCCGCCTCGAGCTTCGCGGCGACGTCCTCGGTGACCCGCTGCCGGGGGGTCGCCGGCGGCGCCTTGGCCTCCCGCTTCGCCTCCTCGCCGGCGATCTTCTTGGACTCCGCGACCGCGGCCTCCGCCTCCCGTAGGGTGAGCGTGTCGCCCACCCGGAGGTCCTTCACGAGCGCCTCGAAGCCCTTCAGGGGGGCGACGTTGACCGCGAACTCCGCCGTGGGGATGGCGACCTCGACCCCGGGGTTCCCAGCCGCCTCCTCGAGCTGGCGCGCCACCGACGGCATTCGGCGGGCCACCTGATCGAGGGCGATCTCGTTCTGCTGGAAGAGGACGTTCAGCGCCTCGGCCGGGACCGACACCGACTCGACCCCGCCGCCCTGGCTGGCCTGCACCGCCTCGACGTGGGCCTGGGCGAGGTCCGGGTTCTGGGCCACCGTCGTCGACCCCGCGGCGGCCTCTGCGAGCCCCTGGGCCCACGCGGCGCGGTCCCGGGCCCCCTGGGCCTCCCGGACGTCCGAGCGCAGCCCAGCGGCGACGCCCGGCGCTCCCATGACGGCCCCAGCGAGCGCCCCCTCCACGCCGGCGTCGATGACCCGCTGCCAGTCGATGGTGACGCCCTCGGTCTGGTCAATGACCTGGCCGCCGAGGATGGTGGTCAGCTCCTGGGCCGCCTCGGTGAGCCCCTCCACGGTCACGCCGCCGGCGAGCCGCGCGGCCGCCCGGGCGAACGCGGCCCGGCCGGTGTTCGACTGGAGGGCGCGCCGGAAGGCATCCCGGGCGATCCCGCCCTTCACGAGCGCCTTCAGCGCCGGGATCTGGAGGACCAGGTCGAGGGGGAGCACCTCGAGCCCGCCGTTCACCGCACCGACGATCATGGACGCGGTCCGGGCCTGCTCCCGGGTCACCCCGGGGATCGCCATGTACTCCCGGAAGGCGAGCCCCGCCTCCCGCTTCCCCATGGCAAGGACCATGCCGGCGCGCCCCGCCACCGAGGCGCCGAACTTCGCCCCGCCGATCGCCGCCGGCCCGACCGCCGCGCCGCCCGTACCGAGCGCGGCCGCGCCGCCGGCGACCACAGCGCCCACCGCGGCTCCGCCCGCTGCAAGGGGGCCTGCCTCGATCGCGGAGCCCACCATCATCGGGGTCGACTCGGTCGCGGCGCGCAGGCCCCGCGCGAGGAGTCCCACCTCGGGTCGCGGCAGGCCGCTGGAGAGGAGTTCCAGGCGCTCGGCCTCGGCGTCCTCCTCCGGCGTGGCGATGCCCTGGGACTGCCGCCAGCCGAGGATCGCCAGGCGGTCGGTCAGGGTGCCGCGGTAGGCCGCGTCACCGAGCCCGCCGGTAAGCATCGTGCCGCTGCCCCGGAAGACGGTCTCGAGGAAGGAGAGCCCCTCGACGTCCTGGTAGACCTCCGCGGCGCGGCCGGGGTCCGCGAGGAGCTCCTGCGTCGTGGGTGCGTCCTTCGCCAGGTCGGCCCAGCTCGGGGCCGGCGCGGGCGCGGCCGCCGGTGGAGGCTGAGCGGCGACGATGGCCTGGGACGCCGACAGCGCCCGCTGGCGCTCGAGGTCGTCGTCGGAGGGTGCCGCGGCCGCGAGCGCATCCCAGTCGGTGGTCACCGGGCGCCCCCGAGGTAGGCGCGGACCGCTATCGCGGCCACGGCCGAGGAGCCGGAGGCCTTCCCCGCCTTCTGTAGCGCCGCCTCGATCTGCTTGCCCTGCGTCTGGATGATGTCGAACACCGCCACCTCGTCAGCCGGCAAGAGGACTCGCGTCCCGGCCCCGGCGCGCCAGCCGGCCTCGATGTCGCCGCGCCACGCGCCGAGCTCCGTCATGGTCTTCTCCTGGGCCTTCGGGTCGATCCCCTTGCCGCGCCGCAGCGTGCTGTCACGGACCGGTCCCTGGTACTCGGCCGGGATGCCCGACGAGGAGGCCTCTGCCTTCCACGCCTTCGCCGCGACGAGCTTGTCGACGAGCGGCGCCACGAGGAAGGTCTGCTCGGCCGGCGTCAACGGGGCGGCGTCGCCGCGGGCGGCCTTCGCCTTGGCCGCGTTGAAGAGCGCGCGGTTCACCTCACGCTGCACGTAGCCGACGGCGACGGCGTCCTTCTCGGCGTCCGAGCCCGAGACGTGGAAGCCGTGCGCGATCAGCCGGGTGTTCGTCTCCTCCTGGGGCCCGTAGAAGCTCGTGTACTTGACGCCGTCCGGGCCATCGACCCGCAGCGTCCGCTGGAGATCCACGTAGTGCCTCGCGTCCGGCACCGCCAGCCGGCCGAAGTAGGGGCCCAGGTCGAGCGTCTTGAACTTCGCCGGGTCGGTCATCGCGATCCGGTTGAGCTCGGCGTAGGCCGCCATGTCGGTCTTGATCTCTCGGGCCCCCGGCTTCGTGCTCTCGACGAGGTTGATCGCCCACTGCAGCGTGCCGCTCGACACAGTGCCGGGCTGCGGGATGAGGTCCCGCGGGAGCTGCCGACCGTTCGCCTGGATGTATGCGCCCAGGATCGTGTTCCGGGCCTCCTCGTCCGCGGCCCGCTGGGCGCGATCCCCTGCCGTGGCCTGGTCCTGCTCGAAGTCCTTCACCTCGGCCTCGAGGCGCCGCTTCCAGTCGGCCCGCTCGCCCTGGTCCATCTGCTCGAGCCCCTCGCCGCTCTCGAGGCGCTGGATCAGCTTCCCCGCCTCCAGCGCGTCGCCGACCGACTTGATGCCGGCGAGGCGCCGCTCCTCGAGCGGCCGCCGCTGCTGCTCGAGCTCGACCTTGCCCGCGAGGTCCTCCTTCTCGGCAGGCTCGTAGGCCCGGGACGTCGCGATGAGCTCCTGCGCCGCCTGCCAGTTACCGGCCCGGACGAAGTTCTCCAGGGCCTCGGCCTGCTCCTTGCGCTGGTCCTGCAGCATCGCCCGGAACTGCGACTGGCCGAGGCGCGTCTTCCTCGCGGCGACGTCCTCGCCCGCGCGCGCCTCGAACTCCGCCCGCCACCCCTCGCCGACCGTCATCGCGCTCGACGCGGTCTTCATCAGGTCCTTCGCCCGCTTCTCGTAGATGGCCGCCGCGACCTTCCACATCGGGACGTCGTCCCGGTCCACCTCGACGGCCTCGCCGGTCTGCATGTCGAGGGCCCGGCGGACGAGCGACTGGCGCGTCGCCTCGTCCAGGGCGTCGAGGTTGCCGCCGAGCTGGTCCCGGACCTGCTGCGTCGTCAGGTAGGGTGTCCGCTCGATCTCCGCCTCGAGCTCGGCGAGCCCGGCCTGCAGGCTGGCGGAGGCCTTCTGCCCCTGGGTCCGCACGACCTCCCGGCCGAAGGCGTTGAACCCCTCCGCGATCGTGCCGAGCGCCTCTCGCTGCGCCCGGTCCACCCGGGCGAAGGAGTCGCCGGACCCCTGGACCGCGGCGCCGTACTCGACGTCGGGCAGCTTCACGACTCGCTCCCGCCGCTGGTCTCCGCATCGTCCCGCCACCAGTTCTGCGATTGGGCGTAGGACTGGAACATCTGGGCCCCGCCCGTGGCGAGGTTCCACCAGGCCTGCCGCTCCATCCCCTTCGCCTCCCGCATGCCGGCGTCGTAGGCCCATTGCTCCTGGCGCGCGAACTCGGCCTCCATCGTCTGGAGGTAGGTCTGGAGTCCCTGGCTCTCGAACTCGATGCCGGATGCGGCGCCGCGTGCGCGCGCCTCGCCGAGGACCTGCTGGTGCTCCAGCCGGAAGCGCCGGAGCTGCTCACGGGTGTCGGCGCGCTGCTGACTGGCGGCCTCCCGCCCCAGCCACCAGGAGTAGCCGCTGGAGGCCCCCTGTGCCCCGATCGCCGCGATGGCCTGCCACATGGTGCCTCCTACGTCTTGTTCGCCTGGAGCGTGCCGAAGATGGCGAGGATCTCGGTCCGAAGCGGCAGATCCTGCTCGATGGTGATCTCCCCGTTCTCGGACCAGCCGAGATTCCTCGCGACGACGTCGCCGGTGACGAGCGGCTCCGCCTCGTCCATGTCGGTGCCCGGAGTCCGGTCGGCCGCGCGCTGACCATTCACCAGCGGGAGCGCCGAGTCGTTGAGGCGGAGGCCGATCTGCGCCCACCGCTGCTTCGCCCCCATCGAGGAGCCACGCGGCCCCGCGACCTCGGGACGGAGGGTGACAAGCTTCGCGCGGTACGGGAGCCCGACGGCGACGGCCTTCCCGACCAGCGCCGGGTCGTCGGCGATGCGCTGTGCCAAGACGGCCTGGACCTCGCCACCGGTCACGACCTGGTCGCCCTCCACCTGCCCGTCCACCACGACCCGGACCGTCTCGCCCTCCAGATGGTCGAGGCCGTCCACGACGCCGTCGGCCGGGAGCGTGGTCGCCACGTGCGAGTCGAGGTAGTTCACCCCGACCTCGTGGAGCGGGAGGATCTCCATCACCGTCGTCCCGCCGCGGGTGACCCAGAGCACGAGCTCGTCGCCGTCGTCGGAGTCGACCACGCAGCCGGTGACGACGGAGGTGAACGCCGGGAGGCGCCACGCCGCGGCGACCTGCTGGCCGCGATCGTAGGTGACGGCGAAGACCGTGCCGTCGGTGCGGATCCCGATGATCGTCGGGACCGGCTTCCGGGCGAAGTGCAGCTCCTTGATGTCGTGGATGAGGTGCTCGAAGGAGAGGCTGATGGGGGGCGCGACCCAGCCGTCCTTCACCTGGGCGTCGAAGGAGAGCGCCCGGATCTGCCGGCCGGACCGCTCCAGGAAGAGGACCTCGTCGCCGAGGTGGACGGCCTGGTGGGCAGCGGAGCCGAAGGCGCTCTCCTCCTCGACCTGGATGTTCGAGGAGGTGACGACAGCGCCGGCGCCGTGGATCGACTGCTCGACGCGCTCGGCGCCGGCGAGGAGGGTCCTCTGACCCTGGAGCCAGCGGATGGCGCCGCGGACGGAGGCGGTGACGCTGAAAGAGTCGTCCGGGTCGGCGCCGGTGGTGAAGTCGAACGCATTGCCACTCTTCGAGGCGGCGACAGTGTTTGCCTCATCGGGAGGCGCCCCGAGCCACAGACGGCCCTGAAAGCCCCAGTCGATGACGGCTGGGTAGTTCGTCCCGCCCCACCCCGAGGGTGGACTAACGAGCGCCGCCGCGCCGAACTCAAAGAGACCGTGAGCGTTCACGGTCAACAGTTGTGGTGCCACGTTGCCGTGTACCAGCATGGCCCGGTTCTTGGTGAGGTCCTGGTCGAACTGGACCGCGGTTACTTGGCCAGCCGTCCACGGTGTTTCGAAGTGATCCGCCGCCACCGCGGCGTCGTCCGACAGGAACACGTCGTCGACGTCGCACGAGAAGACCCCCGGCACGCCGCCGGCGCCGGCGAACCGAACCAGGACCGTGGCCGTTCCCACGGGAACGTTGAGCGTCCGGGAGTGGAGTTCCCACGCTGAGATGAGGGGGACGGTCTCGTTAAGAAAGACGCCGGCTCCGGCCTCCACCACCACCTGAACCGCCACCCCTCGAGCCCGAAAACGCAGCGTGAGGACGGTGTCGTCCGGCACCGCCACGTCGGTTTGCCTGAAGTCGTCATTCCCGACACAGCGGACAAAGCCGCCGGCATACCAGTCGGCGGCTCCCACCCACGGCGAGAGCCCACCGTCAAAACGCCCATTCACCAACAAATTCGTCAGGAACGTCTGCGGGGTCCCGTCCTGCGCGAAGATCCGCAGCTCCTGGTCGAGCAGCGCGACCACGTAGGGGTCGCCGCCGCTCACGTTGAACGGAATCGAGCGCACCACGCCCGCCAGCGAGGCCCTGTACGCCGATCCCGCTCGCATCAGCGCCGACCCGAGCGGGAAGGGGATGAACTCCTCGTCCACCTTCACCGCCCGCCGGTACAGGTCCAGGTCCACCCGGCCGAGGATCTTCGGCGTCACCTCCCCGCCGGCGAAGCTGGTCTGGATCGGCTGCGTCGCCATCCGCTACCCCCGCGCGCTCCGCGCCCAGGTGCTGAAGATCTGCCCGGCGCGCCCCTGCTGCCCGTCGACCGCGGCCGCCTCCTTCATCCGGTTCAGGTACTCGCTCCAGAGCTCCGACTTCAGGGAGCGGTTCTCCGTGAGCGGCACGGCGATCACGTAGGCCAGGTAGGCCGCGAGCGCCTGCTCGAAGCCCGGAGAGAACTGGCCCGGGTCCTCGACCCGCTCGATGCACCGCACCATCACCGGACCGTCGAAGGTGGCGACCACCTGCCGCCCCTCGACCCGCCAGTCCTCGAGCTCGTAGGTGCCGTCGCCGGCGCTCAGGACGCGGAGCACGCTCGATGGCAGCGGGAAGGCGTTCGACGGCCCCCACTCGGGCGCCTCGGCCGCCGCGGCGAGGCTGCGGCGAACGATGGCGAAGGACCACGGCCGGGCCGCCAGGACGAAGTCCCGGGCGCCCGCCCAGTTGACGGAGCAGAGCTCGGCCACCGACGACTCGTCCTCGAGGGAGGTGATGCGGTCCTCCCCCAGCATGGCGAGCGCCAGGTTGCAGATGTCGACCGTGGTCACATTCGCCCCCGCCTACTTCTTCTGCGTCCCCGCCGCCGGCTGCTCCGGCTTCTTCGCCGCCGGCTTCTTCGCCAGCTTCAGGAGCGACTCGCCGTTCACCTCGAACCACTTCGGCGAGATGCTCGGGTTCGTCTCCTGGACCTGCTCCAGGGTGGCGCCGCCGGCGAGCTGCTGGATGAGGCCGTTGATCTGGTGCTGCGGGACTCCGTCGCGAGGCATGTGGTGCTCCTTGTGGTGTGGGGCTACTGGAGGGGCTCGAAGACGAGGGTCAGGATCCCCGTCGCGGCCGTGTTGTAGGTGCCGGTGGTGTCCACGTCGACGGTGACGATGTCGCCGCCGCTCGACGCCGCGTCGAAGCCGCCGGCCAGGGTGCCAGCCGAGACGGTGAAGCCGTTCCCGGTCTCCGCCAGCGTGAGGGCGTTGCCGACGGTCCCCGAGCGCTTCGCCGTGATGGTCACGACGGCGTTGGTGGCCGAGGCGATGACGGACGAGTTGGCGACCGCGTTGATGAGCGCGGCGAGCGCCGTCGCGTCTGCGTTCTCGTCGGCGCCGATGTTGAACTCGTAGGGTCCGACGGCACCGGATGCCCGGGCGGTGTAGGTGAAGCCGCCCACGGTGACCGTCTCGGCCGCGGCGAGGCCGGCCCCGACGGTGATGGTCCCGGTAGCCGCGGTCGTCTTCTTGATGACGGGTCGCGTCGCGCCGGACGGTGCGGACAGCGTCCCCAGCGGAGAGCCGGAGACGTTCGTCACCTTCGAGGCGCCGGCCGCGGCGGTGAAGCCGGGGGCCGTGGTGACCATGGCGAGCGTGCTCCGCTTGGGAGTGATGACCCAGGAGGTCCCGTCGCCGGCGACGGCCTGCGCGATGATGAGGTCCTTCAGGACCATTCCGGCCGCCGGGAGCACGCAGACGAGCTGCCCGGTGGCGTCGACGGTCATGGAGAGGTTGGCGGAGCAGACGTGGTAGCGCGTCGGCGACTTGGCCGGGAGCTGGGGCGCCGCGAGGGCGGCGGAAGCGACGAGGAGCGCCAGCGCGGCGCCGAGGATGCGGAAGGTCTTCATGGCGTTCTCCTTGGAGAGGGACGCGGAAGGGGCCGGCCCGCGGGTCGCCCCCCCCAACCCCGCCCCCGCCGCTAGTTGGTCTCGAGGTAGTGGACCCGGAAGACCTTCTCGTCCTGGATGCGGACGGCGCCGATGTCGACGGTCGTCTGGACGACGGTGTCGAACCAGGTGCCAGGGTCCTTGTCCGCCTCGGTGACGGCGTCGGAGAGGACCAGGAGGCCCATCGCGTCCTTCGTGTAGGCCGCGCCGTAGATCTGCGCCGGCGGACCGACGACGGCCTTCTCGAGGCGGTTGGTCACGATCCAGGAGAAGCCCATCCAGCCCTGGACCAGGCCGCCGGCCATGAGCGCCTTGCCGTTGGCGTAGTCCTGGGACGTCGCCTTCGGGTCGTCGAGGAGCTCGTTCACGAAGTTCGGGGTGACGAGGAAGAACTTCTCCTCGTCGGGGTCGATGTCCTTCTCGAGCATCGCCTCGTTCACCTCGCGGACGAGGGCGACGGAGGGGGCGATGGCGGCGCCGCCGAGCTGGTTCGCGGCGGGGTGGGCGTTGGCGTTGCCGGCCGAGTCCGCCGCGGAGGCGAAGAGCGCGGCGATGATGACGTCGTCGAAGGTCCGGCCGACCATCGCGGCGTGCTTGGTGCGGAGCTCGGAGGTCGGGTCGGTGATCATCCGCAGCGCCTCGGCGCGGCTGAACGAGTCGGCCTTGCCGTAGTGCGCCGGGATGGCGACCCGGTCGTTGTAGACCGTGTTGTCGAAGGACGTCGCGGTGCGCTTGCCGGCGTTCGCGCCGACGTTCGAGCGGGCGGCCATCGCCGGGCCGGCCCCGATGACGCGGAAGGCGTGGGAGCTCGTGGCGCCCGGGGACTTCTCGCTGACCGTGCGGCGGAGCTTCGAGTACTTCTGCTGCGCGAGGTGGATGACGTCCGACTCGAACGTCTTGATGAAGTGGTTCTGGATCTCGTTGACGGCCATGGTGGCGCGCCTTTCTGCCCGCTACACGCGGGCGACTGGTGGGTCGCCGCGAGTAGTCCGGGTTGCCGGGCCCGCCTGGCTTGGAGCTGCTGCGCCCGCTCCCGAGGCCCTGGGCTACGCGGGGCCGGTGTGCGCCGGTAGTCCCGCTTCCAGGTCGACAGGGGCAGGCTACGGCTGGGCTGGGACAGGAGCGCGCGCGCCGAGGCTCAGAACTTGTCGTAGCCCTGCAGAGACACCGTCGCGAAGTTGGTCGCCGCCGGAGCTGCAGCGCTCTCGAGCGTCATCGCGGTGTTCACCGAGCCCGGGATGGAGAGCCCGGAGAGCACCACGCACTGCCCCGAGCCGAGCGGCGCCATCAGCCGGGCGCTCCAGAGGATCGTCCCGGCGCCGGTGGCGCCGTCACGGAGGTTGAAGACGAGCGTCGGCTGGGCGGCGACTCCGCTCACGCAGACCGTGAGCCCCGTGGCGACGTGGCGCCTGGTGGCGACCGCCGCCCTGGAGATCGTGGCCGCCGTCGCGGCCGCGGGCTGGTGCTGGACGCTCCAGTTCGCGATCGGCGCCGAGACCTGGGCGGAGGCGACGACCGGGACGAGCAGGAGGGCGGCGAGCAGGTGCTTCATGGCGGTTCCCCTTCCGAGAGCTGTGGACGGGGCGATGCTAGGGCGCCGCTGGGACAGGGGTGCGCTTGGTCCCGAACGAAGCAGGGGGGGATCGCACCGGCCGCTCGGGACTGCACGCAGACGCAACCCGTTGAGATCCCTGCACGCGCGCCGCGTGCCAGATCGCACCCGGCGCACCGGCCGACACCCGTCGCGGCGGGCGTGACTGCAAAATGACTGCGGGGGCGAGACCTACCCGGCGCCGACCACGGCGAGCATCCGCTCCAGCCGGTGCCGGTAGGTGTGCTCCGCCAGGGCGCGGCGCGCTCCCGCGGCCCTGACCTTCTGGGCCTCAGCCGGGAGCCGCTTCGCCCAGGCGATGTGCTCGACGAGCTCCTCGTAGGTCCGGTACGAGAGGACCTCCTTCCCGGGCTCGAAGCACTGCTCGATGACGGGACGGTGCTCGATGAGCTGGAGCCCGCCAGCGCCGGCGATCTCGAACGCCCGGCAGTTCAGGGAGTCGCCCTCGGCGAGGCTCATCGAGTTGAGGCAGGCGAGCCCCTCTCCGAAGATCCGGCTCTTCTCCTCCTTCACGATGTACCGGCCCAGGTGCGCGGGGCGCACCGCCGGATCGGCCCACCGGGGGAGCGGCGGGCCGTAGCCGTCCACCCGGTGCCCGTCCTGGAGAAGCCGCCGAACCAGCGCCTGCCTCATCCCGTACCAGTTGCCGGCGACGACGATCGCCCCGTTGGCCTGCGTCGCCACCTGCCGGTGCCACGCCGGGTTCATCGCCTCGTGGAGCAGGTGCGCGTTGACCCCCACCCGCCGGAGGTCGTCGACGGCGTCGTGGTCCTTCATGAAGACGGCGTCCCAGCCGGGCACCATGAGACCCGCGCCCCGCATGTTGGCCGGGCAATCGCCCCACCAGGCCACGAGGTGGCGCACGCCCGCACGGCGGAGACCGCGCAGCGTCTCCTCGGTCACGGAGCGGGTCATCGCGAGGACCAGGTCCACGCGCTGGGCGCGACAGGTCCGAAGGAGCCACCTCTCGTAGTCCGGGACGTAGCGACCGGAGCGCTCCCTCAACTCGGCCCACACCTTGCGCAGACGGGCCGCCGTCCGGCCCCCGCGCGCCAGAGGCGTCGTCGCCACCTCGTGCCCCATCTGGCGCAGCGTGGTGGCGACGTTCTCGGTGAAGCTGTCCGCGGACTCGTACCCGGCGATGGCGACGCGCATGCGCGCGCAGGCTACCACGCCACGCTACTTGGCGACCCACCCGGTGTTGCCGGTCCCGGACTCCTTGACGTAGAGCGTCGTCCCGGCGCCGCCGTCCGTGCGGAGGTACAGGGACCCGACCGGCGCGCTGATGGCGGCCTCCGGGCTTCCCGCCCCCGTGCG